CTTACATACAACAATTTTGTGATGAAAGAGATTACACATTAACAATTGATCCTGAAGTTAATTCCGCAATAAACTATTCTGCAATAGAAGCAAAAGAATTTATTGATACTCTAAACTTACCTTATGAAGTACGTGACTATCAATTAAAATCATTTATACAAGCAGTAAGAAACAAACGTATAATGATTCTCTCACCTACTGCATCTGGTAAGTCTCTTATTCTTTATATGATACTTCGTTATCTACAACATACAGATCATCAAAAAGGTTTGTTGATTGTACCTACAACATCATTAGTAGAACAGATGTATAAAGACTTTGAAGATTATGGATTTGATTCAGATCAATACTGTCATCGTCAATACTCTGGTAAAGAAAAACATTCAGATAAATTTTTAACTATTACTACGTGGCAATCTATCTACAAGAATCCAAAAGAATATTTTGAACAGTTTGATTTTGTATTAGGAGATGAGGCACATCAATTTAAAGCAAAGTCATTAACCACAATTATGTCTGGTCTTGAAAATGCATCGTACCGTATTGGTTGTACAGGAACACTAGATGGAGCACAGACACACAAGTTAGTGTTAGAAGGATTGTTTGGTCCTGTATATAAATTTGTGACTACTGCGGAGTTAATTGAACAAGGTCATCTTGCAGAATTCAAAATCAAATGTTTGATACTTGGATATCCAGAAGAAGTAAGAAAGATGGCAAAGGGTTGGGACTATCAAACTGAGATAGAATATATAGTAAAGAACCAGAAAAGAAATGAGTTTATTCGTAATCTGGCATTATCCCTTGAAGGTAACACTCTCATACTATTCCAGTTCGTTGAAAAACACGGAAAGGATTTGTATGCAGCAATTAAAGAACACGCAAAAAAACGTCATGTGTTCTTTGTCTTTGGCGGAACTGATGTTGAAGTCCGTGAATCAGTTCGCTCAATAACAGAAAAGGAAAACGATGCTATTATTGTTGCTTCTTACGGTACTTTTAGTACCGGCATTAATATTCGCAATCTACATAACGTGGTCTTTGCCTCGCCATCTAAATCAAGAGTTAGAAACTTACAATCAATCGGTAGAGGATTAAGGATAGGAGATAACAAAGAATCAGCAACTCTATTTGATATTGCAGATGATTTTCGTATTGGTAAATATACCAACTACACCTTGAAACATTTCATAGAACGTGTTAAGATATATGACGATGAAAAATTCAATTACAAGTTCTACAACATAGAGATCAAAAAATGAATACTAAAATAATCCGTATGCAATCAGGTGAAGATATATTAGCAGATGTTCATAATGCACCGAATCATGTTAAGATAGACAATCCTATGCGTTTAGTCTTTCGTAGATTACCTACTGGTCAAACAATGATGTTGTTAGCACCATGGCTACCTAACGAATTAGTAGAAGAAGATTATGCAACAATATCTAATAGTGATATTCTAACCGTATTTAATCCTAAGATTAAGTTAGTTGAATATTATAAAAAGATGGTAGAACTTCAGGTTAAAAGAAAACAAGAGTTTGGAAAAGTAATCGATGACTATTTGCAACATGAGATGGACGATGCAGATAATTATGAAGAACAAGAAGATGAGATTACTGCTGAGATTCTAGAAGCATTACAGGATACTTCTAGAACTAAACTTCATTAATCACACAACCATTATACAAACAATTTTAAAAATGTCAAGCACAATCTAAGGTAATCATATGGCGAATGAAAAACATTATGTAAACAATACAGACTTCCTGAACGCACTTATAGAGTATAAAGCTAAGTGTGATGAGGCAAAGGCAAACAATAAACCAGATCCAACAATACCTAACTATATCGGAGAATGCTTTTTAAAGATTGCCGAACACTTGTCTAGAAAACCAAACTTTATCTCTTATTCTTTCCGAGATGAAATGATTGCCGACGGTATCGAAAATTGTTTAATGTATTTCAGAAACTTTGATCCTGCTAAATCAAAGAATCCATTTGCATACTTTACTCAGATTATTTACTATGCATTCCTGCGAAGAATTATGAAAGAGAAGAAACAATTGTATGTAAAGTATAAAGCAACAGAACAGTTCGGTATTCTAGATGAAGCAGAAATGCTTGAAGATGAGAATGGTAACTATAAGCAGTTCGAAATGTATGAGAACATATCAGAGTTTATTCATACATTTGAGGAAAACAAGAAAAAGAAAAAGGCAAAGACGATAAAAGGAGTTGACAACTTCATAGAGAATGATGTAGAATAAGATTATGAAAATTGCGATTCTTGGTGACACGCATCACGGTATGCGTGGTGATTCTTTAGACTTTCATAATTACTATAAAAAGTTTTATGAAGAAGTATTCTTTCCATACCTTAAAGAGAATGGAATTGATACCGTCTTTCAATTAGGCGATCTATTTGATCGTCGGAAGTTTATTAACTTTAACTCTCTTTATTTGGTACGTAAGTATTTCTTTGAAGCATTAAAAGAAAATAATATACAGTTTCATACGTTACTTGGTAATCATGATGTTGCATTTAAAAATACACTAGAGGTAAATTCCTCTCAACTATTACTAAACGAATATGGTAACATTACTGTATACGATTCTTTTACTACACTTAACTTTGACGGGATTGATGTTGATGTGGTGCCTTGGATATGTGATGATAACCAAGTTGAAATCTTTGATAAAGTAAAAGAATCAAAGTCACAAATCTGTTTCGGTCATTTTGAAATTGCAGGATTCGAGATGGATCGTGGTAATGTTTGCCATGAGGGTATTGACAAAGCGCAATTATCCAAGTATGATATAGTATTGTCTGGACACTTCCATCACAAATCTGATGATGGTCATATCTTTTATGTTGGTACACCTGGAGAGATGACTTGGTCCGATTATAATGATCCTCGTGGATTCCATATTTTTGATACCTCTACAAGAGAATCCACATTCATTCAAAATCCATACCGTATGTTTCACAAGATAACGTATGATGATTCCACTCAGGATTTTGAATATTGGAAACAACATGACTACACACAATACAAAGACACATATCTAAAAGTAGTAGTATTGAATAAACAAAACCCATTTATGTTTGACACCGTTATTGATAACCTATATAAATGTGGAGTGTCTGACCTTTCGATTGTTGAAGATTTTTCTGAGATAACTTTTGACCAAGATCAAGAAATCATAGATCAGGCAGAAGATACTATGACGATTCTTTCTAAGTATATTGATGGGTTGCCATTGAATGTTGAATCAGAAAAACTTAAAACACTAATGCGTGAACTATATGTTGAAGCATTGAACTTGGAGAAAATAGAATGAGTAGATCGATTTATCTTTATCCCAAAGAAAGAATGGGAGTTACATATCCCTACGTTTATTGGGATGGACTTTTTAGTGATGAAGAACTTAAACAGGTAGAAGAATATTGCGACACGTTACCATTGGATACAGCGAGTACAGTTGGAAAAAACGGAGTGCAAGATTTTGAAAACCCTGCGAGAAAATCAGATATAGCATGGGTTCGTCCAAATGAAGAAAACATGTGGATATTTGAACGAATGATATGGGTAATAGAAAAACTCAATCAAAGATTCTATGAATTCGATTTGAACGGTTTTGAAGTTATGCAATATACTGTTTATGATGAAGATGGTGAACAGAGATATGATCTTCATATGGATACTGTTTTAGGAACAGATAAATCAATGGAGATGCCTGAGACAAGAAAACTATCTTTGTCTATGGTATTATCTGATCCTAGTGAATATGAAGGTGGTAAATTTCAACTTCAAACAGGACTACCTGATGAAGATAAGATGATGACTGTTGAACAATTAAAAGGTCGTGTTATTGGATTCCCATCATTCTTACTACACAGAGTTACTCCTGTAACTAAAGGTAAAAGAAAATCACTAGTCATATGGGTTGAAGGTCCTAAATTTAAATAATGATATTTTTTCGTAATGTTAAGTGGAAGAATCTTCTTTCCACTGGGAACTATTTTACAGAAGTAAAGTTAGATAGTACAACCAATACTTTGATAGTTGGCAATAACGGATCGGGCAAATCAACAATGCTCGATGCGTTATGCTTTGCATTGTTTGGTAAAGCATTTCGAAACATCAACAAACCAAACCTTGTAAATTCAATCAACGGAAAAGATACTGTAGTTGAAGTTGAGTTTGATACTGCAAACAAATCATACAAGATTGTTCGTGGTATCAAACCCAACGTATTTGAAATCTATCAAGATGGAATACTACTTAATCAAGATTCTGCCGCAAGAGATTATCAAGAATTTCTAGAGAAGTTCATTCTCAAATTAAACTATAAATCGTTTACACAAATTGTTATTCTTGGTTCTGCATCATTCACACCGTTCATGCAATTGTCTGCATCTGA